AGCGAGAGCCTCTCTCTTGTCTTTCCTGTTTGACAGACCCGTTCTCCACTCCTGACTTGCAACATAATCTTTGTATTGTTGCGTACCTTCTGGTGCTCCAAGACCGACCAACCAATCGTAAAGTTCCTTGTAGTTTGACATATCCTCTTGGATAAGGAATCTAATATTCAGATCACCAAAGGTCAACTTATCGCCTGGATATGCGATATCCTGCAACGGGGTAGCTTGAGTAGGGAACCCCATACTAATGTCTGGAATGTTTGCACCCTGACAGAAAAATGCAACGTGCGGAATGTTGTGAATCTGAAACTTAAACCCAGTGGGTCTCAGATAATCTAGATCACCGTTAGCATGTGCATTGTACAACCCCGTATTGGGCGACAGTGTGGGAGTGTAAGCCATTATAGTCTCCTATGTATGGCACTATTTATAAGGATTCTAAGCCAAAAAAAAGAGGGTGTATGAACACCCCCCTTTTCATTCAAAATAATAAAGTTACATCAGGATCATCAACAGAATAACAATTCCGGCTCCCATTCCGAGTGAGGGTAGGTGAACCTTACCAATTACGGGTACTTGCATTTCCATTTACTTCTCCTTTATTATAGCCCTTATCGAGCATATAATATTTATGTTAAATCATAGTTTGATCTCAAAATGTGTACCAAGTACCGTCATTTTTTGGTCCCACCCCTCAGTACCCTTTCGTTCAATGAAAGGTGTGATCTTCCAGTTACCCTGTTTGTATGTAATACCTAACTGGTCTCTTGAATCAAACTTGGTGCCCGCATCCTTAAACGCCCAACGTGGTTGGAGTTTAGCATACAAATACCAATTACCGTACAGATGGGGAGTGTACTCAAAGATAAACCGATACCGCCAGTGATCTTCTTTCTTGTCAAATGACCGAAACTCCATCCTACCTTCTACTGTCAAGTCCTTATAGGAAAAGAACTCACCAGTAAACTTGATACGATTTTCCCTCGTATCTCTCAAGTCTGCATACCGATACATCACTTCGATTGGTCCAATCTTATTACCGATCTCAACGTGCCAAGCACCTTCCCGATGTCGATAAGTGTATTCCCAATCATCCTGCTTTGCTTTATAATTATGTTCAGATGGTGCAGACATAACTAGCATAGGAAATATCGTTGCTACCACAGCAATGATCGTGAAACTGATAACCAGCCCCCACTTCTCTCTCTTCTCTAGTGCCATGAGAAATACTCTTGTTGCGATGCAACATTGCATCCATAATATTTATTTTGAGGCCTTGGAGTTTTATGTTAAGGTTTTGTGAAGTTTAAGCCAAAAAAAAGGGACTCCGTAGAGTCCCTTAAAATCGTCCCTTTAGGGATTCTTTTTATTACATCAAGTTTGAAACCTTAACAGCGCGGTAGTACTGGTTACGATCAGCAGTGAAAGTATCACCGTCAGTGTTACCAGAACCATCAACAACGTAAGGGTTAGCAATCATACCGTAACGAGTCTTGAAACCAATTTTTGGTTGGAAGGTGTCAGGGTCAATTGCGCGTACCATTTGCAGAGGTACATATGGGCAGTAGAACAGACCTGCGTCATAAGGTGAAGTACCCTTGTAACCAGCAACGTAGAACTGACTAGCAGCACCAGTGTTTGCAGAATAAGGATCAACGTAAACCTTGTAACGACCATTAAGTACACCAGCGAAAGTATTACCAGTGTCATCAACGTTTAGGTTAGTAGAAAGAGCAGGAGTGTAATCAAGTACACCAGCCATTGACAGGGCAGAAGCAACATCTGAAGAACAGATGATGAAGTTACCCTTACCGCGACGAGTGTCTTGCGCGATTACGTTCGCGTCTCTTTCGATGTTGAACAACAGACCCTTGAATCTTTCAACAGACCAGCGACCATTTGAATCTACGTCAAGGTCAAAAGTACCAGGCGTTGCAGTAGAAGCAGCACCCGTCTTAGCGACTTTGTAGATTGTACGGATCACTTCGCGGTTGATTTCAGCGAGGATTTCCTGAGACAGAATGTTTGACAACTCTGACTCGGCGTCAAGACCGTGAACTGCCTTGAGGTCTTGCGCGAGTTCGACAGTATACTCTGCCTTCAGTGCGCGTGACTTAGCAGTTACAGTGGTCTTCTCAATTGAGAATGCCATCTGGTTCAGTGTAGTACCACCGGAATCACCGAATCTCTCAGCGTCATCACGCGACACACCAGCACCAGTAGTGTAGGAACCGTCAACTGGGTTTGAACCAGCGTGAGTACCACCACCAGAGAAGTCTGTATCAGCTTCGTTGAACAGAGCTTCTGTACCAGTTTGTGAAGTGTAGTGCGACTTCATCGCAAAGATAAGACCAGTAGGACCAGTCATCGGTTGAACACCAGCAACGTCATACGCCATCAGGTTAGGAAGGGCGCGACGAACCAGAGAAATCAGGATCGGATCGTATGTATCGATCTCACCTGACATGTTGTTAGCGTGTACCGCTTCAGAGAAAACATTCTTCTCTTCACGGAGAGCCTTTTCTTGGTTCTCAAGAACTACAGAAGTTACTGCCTTACGATAAGGGTCAGCAATCTCTTGCAGATCGGGATGATCCAGAACAGGACTCCACTTTTTTTGTATTTCTTCAGAAAGATACATTGTAATCTCCTTGATTGGTTTTTGTTTTACCTAAGTTTATTTATAAAAATTTTACTTTTTAATCTGTTTTGAAATTGCCTGAGCGTACTTATTGATTGAAGTACCTTCGTCAAGATGTCCAGCGTCAACTGTATCTGACATTACTTCACCAGTGTCCACACCCTGTTTGGGGAAATAGTTTTCCTTAACAACAGAGACTTTTTCAGCAAAGAGTTCGGAATCACCAAAGTCTACATCAGCAAGAAGTGAAGACAGTTTTTCTGATTCTGTCATTGTCAAATCGTCAGATGCCTCAGCGATGATCTTCTCACGCAACATGTCTTCTCTTTCTTTCGTCAGAGATACTTGCGATTCGATAGACTCGTTGAGTTTTCCTTTGAGTTCTTCGATCTCATTTTGCATTTCACCAAGTACATCGTACTTTTCTTCAGGCACTTCAATATAGTGTTCGGTGAAAACGGTTTTCAGAGACTTGATAAAGTCTTCTGTAATTTCAGTACGAATACCGCGTTCAATAGCGAGTTCGTTCTCTTTCATCCAGTTCTCAGAAACATAGTTGAGGTATGCGTCAATCTTCTCAACCATATCGTCTTGGAATTTTGCTTGAGCGGCATCAGCCTCTTCTGCAAGTTCGGCCTGGATACCTTCGATTTCGTTAGCAAGACGAGCAGTAACTACCGTCTCAAAAAGTTCAGCGGCCTTAACCTTAAAGTCTTCTGAAAGATGTTCTTCGTCTGCGAACAGACCAGCGATGTCACCTTCAAAGAGACTTTCGCCTTCGACTTCTTCTTCAGCGTCTTCAATAGACTCTTCTTCAGAAACAACTTCAACTTCTTCAGACTCTTCTACAGCTTCGTCTTCAGCAATAACTTCTTCTTCAGACTCTTCTACTTCTTCTTGGTTGACGTTGCCCTTTGAAGATGACTGATTGACAACCTTGCGGGGGTCTTCGTCAGTTTCATAGTTGGGCGCATCACCAGCACCAGAGTGAGTAAGTTCACCAGACTGACTCATCTTGTCAGCAGCAGCCTTACCAATAGAGGATGTCAACCCGCCATGCTTGTCACCTGTACCAGACAGGTCTTGCATCTCGGGTGAAGGGTTAGAAGAACCCTGAGTAGGATTCTTGGAATCGCCAGGTGTTGCATTGGGCTTAAGGTTTTCCGCAGCAGCCTTCTCTTCCAGTTCATTGACTTCTTCAGCGAGCTGCAGAGACTCTTCGATCTCCTTACCCTTCTTCAGAAAGTCTCTGATTTTACTTTCTACGCTCATGATTGTCTCCTTTGAGAATTTTTGCGTTACTGATAATTATTTATAAAAAATTATATCTTTGATAAACGATCTAGGAATGAACTGAACACTTGGAGTTTTTGCTCCTCCAGTTCACGGGAACTAGATTCTCTAATAACCCTTTGAGCAATGTCCATTTCTCTTTCGGTCCATATACCGTTTATCATCATCCATTCTTTGTTTTCCATGATACCTCTAACAAAGGCATCAGGAGCAGAAGGGTCTGCCACAATATCAGCAGCAGTTGCGAGAACAAAATCATCTTGTACTTCATTGATGCCGTTCTTCTCTTTCAGTGAACCAAGGCCTCTTGATGACACACCAAGTTGTGCGCCTTCGTCCATCAAATTCTTAACAATGTTACCCATAGGAGTATCTAGGATTTTAGCTTTACCTACCCAGTTATCACCACTTTCTTTCAGAGAGGTAATCATGTGAGATACGCGGTCCAGATTAAGAGTCGGTCCTTCTGGGTGACCCAATTCACCCATCGCTCTTTTCTTATCTATCTGTTCTGTGCGATATCTATCCACCTCTTTACGCATAATCTCTTTGGGGTAAGAACGATTATTACGATTGGTGAGATTGGACTGCAAGAAAACACCTTCAATGTAAAGGTTTCTCTTGCCGTTTTTCTCTTCTGAGATATATTGAATATCTTCAGTGACTTCAGTTATTAGTTTCATTAATTACCTCCCAGAGTTCCCTGATCTTGGTGTTGTTGTGAACCAAATCCAGTAACCTTGGATAGTTCTAACCAAAC